TTATGTCGCTGATTCGCAGAAAGTTCACGGATACGAGAACAATAACAACTACAGGGCAAGTGCTGCTATTGCATTTACCTGTGGTGAAGCAACTATACATACTCTGTATGAACAAGGAAAGTTGATGGCATGAGTGACTCTGATAAAGACAACGATTTCGACTTCGCCCGAGAAACTCTATACGATATGATCTGTAAAGGTCGTGACGGTGTAGAGGAAATGTTCGAGGTTGCAAAGGCATCAGAACACCCAAGGGCATACGAGGTTCTTGCCAAACTGATTAAGGATACAGCAGACGTATCCAATCAACTGCTAACTCTTCAAAAGCAGAAAAAAGACTTGGACAAAGTAGACGCTCCAACAACTGCTGCACTTCCTCATGGTAATACAACTAACAATGTTTTCGTTGGTTCTACTACTGAATTGCAGAGAATGTTGAAAGATATTAATGAGAAGGAAGTGAGTTCTAATCATGACGCAATTGATCATAGACACGACGAAGAATAAATCTGATACATCATATCTCGGCAACCCACATATAAAACGCGATGGCGTCGAAGAAGATTGGACCCAAGAGAAAGTAGCAGAATATGCGAAGTGTATGGCAGACCCAGTACACTTCGCCAAAACGCACCTCAAGGTAATCAACCTTGATGACGGTCTAGTACCCTTTGACCTTTATCCATATCAGGAGAAGATGTTCGAGCACTTCAACTCGAACCGTTTCTCTGTCGTACTCGCCTGTCGTCAGTCTGGTAAGTCTATCTCCTCTGTTGCATACCTTCTCTGGTATGCTTTGTTTCATCCAGAAAAGAACGTCGCAATCGTAGCGAACAAACACGCCACATCAAAGGAAATGTTGGCGCGTATAACTTTAATGCTGGAGAACTTACCCTTCTACCTGCAACCTGGATGTAAAGCGGTAAACAAGAACAACATAGACTTCAGTAACAACTCAAAGATATTTGCTGCTGCTACCTCTGGATCTTCTATCCGTGGACAGTCGGTGAACCTACTTTTCTTGGACGAATTTGCATTCGTTCAAAACGCCGCAACCTTCTACACCTCGACTTATCCTGTAGTTTCTTCTGGTAAGGACACAAAGGTTATAATCACTTCTACTGCCAACGGTATCGGTAATCCGTTTCATAAGATCTGGGAAGGTGCTGTACAGAAAGTAAACGAGTATAAACCATTCCGCGTTGATTGGTGGGACGTTCCTGGCCGAGACGAAGCGTGGAAGGAACAGACCGTTGCAAACTCCTCGCAAATCCAGTTTGACCAAGAATTTGGTAACACGTTCTTTGGTACAGGTAACACGCTAATAAACCCAGAAGTTCTACTGAGTCTGGTTGCAAGTCGTCCAAAGAGGATACTTGAAGGTGGCGACCTGCTTATATACGACGAACCTCGTAAGGGGTCACAATACGTTATGTGTGTAGACGTGGCGAAGGGCAGAGGGCAGGATTACTCTACCTTCAATGTAATCGACATCAGCAGCAGACCCTTCAAACAGGTTGCCGTGTATCGTAACAACTTAATCTCTCCTCTCCTCTACCCAGACGTAATCTATAAATGGGCAACCTCGTACAACAAGGCATACGTTGTAATTGAATCCAACGATGCTGGTGCAGTAGTTTGTAACGGGATATACCACGAAATGGAATATGAGAATGTCCACATGGAGTCTATGGTTAAATCATCTGGCATCGGTGTGGAAATGACCCGAAGAACCAAGCGACTTGGTTGCTCAGGGTTCAAGGACTTAATGGAAGAGAAAAAACTTGACATCGTAGACGAAAACACTATACTAGAGATCTCTACGTTTGAATCTAAAGGTGCTTCCTATGAGGCATCAGACGGGAACCATGATGACTTGGTCATGAATATAGTCATGTTAGGTTATTTGGTGCAAACTACTTTCTTTGCAGAGATGACAGACATTGATGTGAAGAAGATGATGTTCGAAAGAAGAATGCAAGAGATCGAAGATGATGTTCCTCCCTTTGGATACCACTGCGATGGTGTAGAGGAGATATCATACGAGGACAAACTCGACCCTTGGAGCATGTACCATCAAGACTGACCTTGTAGATTCGATCTGGTATAAATATATGCATTGAACACTCTTCTGAGTGTCCTCCTTATAATGCATGCATATAATTTTTCGATCGAAAACGAGGAAATAAAAATGGCACTAACTACACCTTCTGTGTCTCCAGCAATCGTTGTCAAAGAAATCGACTTAACTGGTGTTGCACCAAACGTCGAAACTTCTTTGTCCGGTTTTGTGGGACAATTCAAGTGGGGACCAGTGAACGTACCTACTCGTGTTGAGAATGAAGGACAACTCGCTGCTCTGTTCGGCACTCCCGACCAGACTCGCGCTGTTGACTACTTCTCTGCTGCGCAGTATCTCCGTTACTCTGGAAACCTTATCGTAAACCGTCAAGTATCACAAGGCGCTGCCACCGACTCTGCGTATAACGCAACTATGTCTGGTGTCGGTACTCTGGTTGAGAACGAGCAATCTTTTGAGCGTTCAACTCCTTCTGACATGTTCGTTGCTAAGTACCCAGGCCAACTCGGTAACTCTCTTGCAGTTTCTATCTTTGCAATTGAATCCGGTGAATCTGCATCTTCTGCAACTACCATTTCTGAATTCAACTCTTGGGACTACGCTGGCAACTTTGATGGCACTCCAGGAACTTCTCAATGGGCAGAGCAACAGGCAGGAACTGTAACTAACGACGAAGTACACGTTGCTGTTGTCGATAGTGATGGTCTTATCACTGGTACCAAGGGCACTGTACTTGAAGTGTTCCCATACGTATCTGTTGCAACTGGCGCAAAGACTGTTGATGGTGGAGACAACTTCATTAAGTCTGTCATCAACAACGGTTCTGAGTACCTTTGGTTCGGCGAGTTTGATTCAGTGAACATGGTTCACGGAGACAACTGGGGCACTGCTCCAAGTGGTACTTCTACTGACTACGCAACTAACCTTTCTTGGTCCAACGACTCTGCTCGTGGCGCTCTTGGTGGTGGTAATGACCACTCTGCGCTGGATCTCGGCGACTACGTTCTTGGTTTCGATAACTTCGAAGACAAGGATGAGATCGACGTTCAAATCCTGATTGCTCCAGGCATGACCACTGCTTACGATCAAGTTTCTGTTGTTGCTGACCTTGTCGGTATCGCTGGCGCTACTCGTAAGGATTGCGTTGTAGTAACTTCACCAAACCGCGCAGCGGTTGTTAATAACATCAACCCAGTGACAGATACTCTGAGCACTACTGACAGGTTCCCAAGTTCTAACTACCTGTTTGTTGATAACAACTTCCTCCGTGTTTACGATAAGTATAACGATAACTACATCTATGTTCCTGCTGCGTCCAGTACTGCTGGTCTCATGGCGGCAACCGATGCTGGTTTCGGTCCATGGTACTCTCCTGCTGGTGAGCGTCGTGGTGAATACTTCGGTGTAACTAACCTTTCTTACTCTCCTACAAAGGCAGAGCGTGACAGTCTGTACAAGAAGGGTGTAAACCCAATTGTCCAGTTCTCTGGTCGCGGTATCCTGTTGTTCGGAGACAAGACTAAGCAATCACGTCCATCTGCGTTTGATCGCATCAATGTACGTCGTTTGTTCCTCGCGGTTGAAAAATCAGTCGCTCTCGCTGCTCGCAACTTTATGTTCGAGTTTAACGATGAATTTACTCGCTCAGAAATGGTAGCGATCGTCGAACCACTGCTTCGCGGTATTCAAGCACAACGTGGTATTGAGGATTTCTTCGTTCAGTGTGACGAGAGAAACAACACTCCAGAAGTGATTGCTCGTAACGAACTGGTCGCGTCAATATTCATCAAACCTGCGTACTCAATTAACTTTATCACACTCAACTTCGTTGCTACTCGCTCTGGAATTGATTTTGAAGAAGTTATTGGTACTCTTTCGTAATCGAAGACATCTAAGGAGATATAACAATGGCAATTTTAAAAGTAGATGACTTCCGGTCAAAGTTGACAGGCGGCGGTGCTCGTTCGAACATGTTCTCAGTACTTGTGAACTTCCCAGGATATACTGGTGGTAACAAGGATCTGACTAACTTCATGTGTCGTGCTGCACAACTTCCTGCTTCAACCGTCAACCCTGTAGAAGTCCCATTCCGTGGGCGTATCGTTAAACTCGCTGGTGATCGTACCTTCGAACCATGGACAATAACCATCTATAACGATACAAACTTCGCAGTCCGTGACGCATTCGAAACTTGGATGGACGGGATGAACAGTCACCAGAAGAACGAAGGCGTTCAGGCAAATAACTCTGGTGTCACTTACACTTCCACTATGGAAGTACAGCAACTTGATCAAGTTGGAAACGCAGTTAAGAAGTATGAACTGAAGAACTGTTTCCCAACTAACGTATCGTCAATTGACCTCGATTACGCCCAAGCGGGTGAGATTGAGCAGTTCACTGTTACGATCGAGTACGACTACTGGACAAACTCCAACACCAACTAAGGTTTGGAGAGTCTGTATAAGTAGTAGCAGGGGAGGGAAATCTCCCCTGCTTTTTTCACAATTATAGGAAACAAAAAAT